GGCTCGTTGAACAGTGCCTCTTCGCCGCCTTGGTTCTCGTAGCGGGAACGCATTGCGAAGATGAGTCCAGTAGGACCAGACATTGGTTGAACACCACATACGTCGTATGCCATCAGGTTAGGCATTGCACGACGGACGAGGGAGATCAGTACAGGGTCGAAACCTGCAAGACCTGCAGTGTTAGCGTTGCCGAGTGCGCTGCCAGCAGGAGAAACAGTACCAGCGCCGAGGCTGTTAACTGCAACTTCGTTTAGCATACCGCGCTCTTCGCGCATGAATCTTTCTTGGTTCTCCAGGAGGACAGAGGTGACAGCCTTCTTATAACGATCACCGATAGGCGAGGAGCCTTCGTGACCAAGAACAGGTGCCCACTTTTCCTGAAGCTTTTCTGCGTTAAACATTAGCTTTGTAGGGTAAGGAAAATTTATGTAATATTATCAGGAGTTCCAGCGATTAATTGCTTGGAGGTATGCCGCCATTGCTGGGGATACTTCTTCGCCTTCGACTGGTGCTTCGTCAGTAGCTTCTACAGCAGGGGAAGCAGGGTTTGCTGGGAAGTACGATTCGCGGAGGGTCTTAACCTTCTCTGCAAACTTCTCTTCGGATTCAAACTCTACGCCTTCTGCTAGAGATGCCAGCTTGTCCTTTTGAGTATCTGCCAATCCTTCCGAAACAACGTTCAGAATTACAGTTTTTGCAGACTCATCTAGACGACTTTGAAGTTTCACGTTGCGCTCAATCTGTTCGTTGAGGCTGTCTTCCATCTTACGAATGTCTTCAGTCAATCCTTCGACGACATCAACTTTGTCATCGGGGATATTAATGTAATGCTCTTGGAAGAGATTCTTGAGTCCAGCGATGAAGTCTTCGGTGATTTCGTTGCGAATACCACGATCGATGGATACCTGGTTCTCTTCTAACCATGCTTGAATAGCGTACTTGATAGTACCGCCAACCTCTTCTGCGAGTTCGCCCTTAACAGTAGCGACTTGCTCGGAGACGCGAGTCTCAAACTGCTCTTCGAGTTTCTTCCACTCTTCAGCAAGTTTGGATTTGACTGCTGCTTCAAAAATTGTTGTTGCTTTTTCTTTGAACTCTTCAGAGAGTTCTGTTCCTTCGGTGAGTGCTGCAACATCTGCACTCATGTCAAGGGATTCAAAGGAAGGCTTGATGGGATATGTTACATCAGGACCAGTGCTGGTAGCATATGCTGCGTCAGCACCAACGGTTTGAGTCTTGCCCTGATCGCCAGGATCGTTGATGTTAGCAGTCTGTGCAGTACCATCGCTCTGTGCGCCTTTAGCGCCAACAGGGGCAGCTGCTTTAGCACCAGGATTGTCTTCGCCTTCGTCGTTTCCGTCTGGGCGTGGACCACCATTGTCGGTGACTGACTGTTGAGCTCCGTAACCATTGACAGCATCAGTGCCTACAGTTGCCTTACCTTCGCCAGCTCCTGCCTTGGAGTTGACTTCGGTCTTGGACTGGCTAGACGCTTCATAACCGCCACCACCAGGAATAACCGCTGCAGATACTGTTGGCATTGGATCGCCAGCTTCAACAACTAGACCTGATTCAGTTACAAACTCCTCAAATTTTTCCTTTAACATATCTGACATTTGAGTTTCCCCTTGAATTTCTATAAGCTATTTCTATGATTATTTATTAAATTAGAGATTTGACAGGAAGTGCTCAAAGACCTGTAGGGTCCTTGCTTCCAGATCTCTCTTGGATGATTCACTAATGTATCCCTGGTATTTAGACACGGTTTTCTCTTTTAGGAGTCCGTTATCCCATACCCATTCCTTGCCTTCCATGATACCGTTTACGAATGCATCAGGAGCGGAAGGATCTGCTACGATATCTGCAGCAGTCGCGAGCATAAAGTCATCCATAACATAATTAGCGTCTTCACGCTTATCAATGCTACCCATGCCGCGAGAAGAAACACCAAGTTTCACACCCTCACCAAGGAGAGACTTGGCAATGTTGCCCATTGGTGTGTCAAGAATTCGTGCCTTACCTACGAAGTTGTTGCCCTCTGCCTTGAGTGATGTGATCCTGTGGGATACACGATCAAGGTTTACAGTAGGACCATCGGGGTGACCGAGTTCTCCTAGAGCACGACCTTTGGTTACGTACTCTTCGTTATAACGACCTACTTCTTTTTCCAGAACAGAAAATGGATAGACTCTTCCGTTGCGGTTTCTTACTTCCGACTGGAGGAATACACCCTCAATGTAGAGATGCTTTTGACCATCTTTTTCTTCGGTCAAAAGTTTGACCTCCTCAATGTTTTCTGTAATGAGTTTCATTCTTCTGGAGTATCTGTAGGTTCATCAAAGTAGCTCGAAGCTACACTCTGTTTGTACTGATCAATAACGTCTTGTGCTTTGCCGTATAGATAATCGTTAATCTTATCTAACGCTTCGCCACGCTTCTTGTCAGCAATCAAATCAACAATATCAACGAGTTCAGACTCTAATGGTGTGTCCATATTATAATTGAGAGTATAATTTATTTATCAGACTTTGGTTTTGCAGGCGCGGGAGCAGGTTTTAACTTCTCCATTTCCTTTGCCTTCTCTAGTTCTCTTGCGGCACTATCGTCCGCAGCTTGTGCATCCAGTTCAGGTTGGAAGGCAGCATTTTGACGATCCATCATGTCCATGGATGTAACATCAACTGGATCGATGACCATGCCACTATCGATATCAGACTTCATCTGCTTATCGATTTCCTTATACTCCTTCTCGGTCTGCATGAGAACCTGACGACGGATATATTCTGTGGAGAAATACTTACCAACGAAAGGATCCATCTGGGTGACGAGAGTGACGCGCTGCATCATCATCTCCTGTTGCTTCAGTTCATTGAAGTGATTGTCAAACAGGAAGTCATATTGGATATGCTCTTCCATGTCATCCCAATCTTCAGGAGCGATGACACCCTTGAGGATGAGTTGAGTCTTGAGAATGTCGTGGAACAAACGAGAGAAACGCTTGCGAAGACGACCGATGAACTTACTAAACTTCAGTTCGTCGCGTAGAATCTCTGTAGACTTGCCTAGGTTGAATGCTTTGTTGTCGTCAGTGAGACGAGAGGGTGGCAGGTTCAGGGAGTTGTAGAGTTTCTTTTTAAAATACTCAACGTCCTTAAGTTCACCTAGGTTCTGACCACCAGGTAGTGTGGAGATTTCTGTGCCTCTACCACCTTCGCGGCGAGGTAACCAGAAGTCTTCCAGCATACTCATGTGCTTTTTATCATCTCTGATCTCTCCCGTCGAAGCATCGTAAACCAACTTATTACGATAACGTGCCATGACATCACGGAGGTATTGTTCCGCCTTGACTTTAGGAAGATTACCAACATCAATATAAAAAATTCTACGTTCTGGTGCTCTGGACAAACGATAGATGACCAGAGAGTCTTCAATCATACGAAGTTGATTGAGAGATTTGATTGCTTTGTGTAAGAAAGACAGACTGTACTTCTTGTTCAGATCCATCACACCAGAGTTGACTGTTGCGATAGCATCTGATGCAATCTTGATTCCGTTATTGGTTGAGAAGTCTGACGCACTGTTGTGTGGCAGTGACATCGAACCAGAGAATCCTTTGGGTTGGTAGATGTAATACTCTACGTAATCACCCCAGTCATACTGCAATGCAGTGCCTTTGACTGCTTGGGGATTTGCAGCAACTTCTGGGTTGACAACTTTTTGACGAACCTTACGAATTTTGAGCGCGTCAATGTTTCGTAGTTCTAGAATACCTGCTTTGGGGTTTTCAAGATCGATGACCTTGTGGTAATATACCCTACCATCCACATACCAATTACGAATAATTTGATGAGCGTTCTTGTCGAAGTTCAACATCTTTAAGATGTGATCGAACTCATCACGGATCTTTTTCTTGACCGTTGCACCCATCTGAAGATTGGATAGTTCAATCTCAACGGGAGCATCATCAGCGTCACTGACAACGAACTCGTTTACGATTTCATCGATAGCGGTGTCTACCTCTGGGTGTAGCGACATGTCTCTATATCGCTTGAGTAGTTCGTACTCGTTCTTGGAGACGCCTTCTACATCTACATAAGTACCAAAATAGCCACCTGCTACGGTGGCTACGCTATCATCACTATTGGGAGGAACAGGGGATTGACCCCTGTCCTTCCCGCCATCTTTGATTAAAAAACCAAATAGTTGACTCATGACAGTGTTGTTAAAATGACCTGATATGTATTATTTATCAGGTCATAAAAACATCACTTGATGATGTCTGCTGTGAATGCTTCGCCACCAGACTTCGCTGTCCAGTAAGAATACTGGAACTCAACTGTGAACTCTTCAATCTGATCGTTGCTGTCATAAGCAAGATCGATCTGGGAGATGCTAGTTGGGAATGCGTAGTTCAGGGTGTACTCGCGAAGAACTGTGGTGCCAGAACCATCTTCTTTAGGAGCCTTGTCGTCCTTTCTCATTTGTTGGACGATCATCTTCTTCATGTAACCCGTGTCTTCAGATGGTCTGAAGAGAGGAGCATTGTTCTGCTCGTGGGTGTTCATGGACTCCAACCATTGCTCAAACTTACCACGGATCTTCATGCTCTTATCATTGAAGAACGTTGCAGACCAGGTGTCGAATGTACGATCACCAGCGATCTTAACGGTTCTTCCTCTGAAAGGAACTTCGATGACTCCCAGGTTAGATGCTGGAAGTGCGGTGGATTTGCAGAGCAGGTTTACATCTTCGTCATTACCCCCACCCAATGCAGTTGGGAAGGGGATCTGAACCATAAACATATTGGGCTTGACGCCCTCACCGATTCTACTAATAAACTGTGAAATTTTTGGCATTGTTTTATTCCTCTATTGATCAGTTACCGATTACTTCATCGAACGAGACGCCAGTCTTCGTTGCGGTGAATGTTACTGTGATGTAGTTGATCGAGCGAGTAGGCTTCAGGAATAGTTCTGCAACGAACTCGT